ATCTTTTTCAGCCACTTCTTTTCTTCCTCGGACAGCTTCTTCAAGTTCAATTTGAGCCGCTTACAGATAAACGCCAGCGACGCTTGCTCCGGGTCGCTGTCCTCTTTAGCGGTTTCCTCGGCGGTCTGTAAAAAATCTTCCAGCGGGTTGTCCTCCAGGACATATGAAAAAATCTTCAAATGTTCCACTTGGCATATAGTCAAAAGTTGAAAAACCAACTGTTATTGAACAGCATCCTACCAATGCATCACCTTCCCATGCTCCGAAAAATAATATTTCCCCTTTGCTGATTGCATCTTTCAGACGTTTCAAGGTATTACCTCGACAAACTGGGATTTAAAGCTCTCTGATTATCCATTTAGCTTCTTGATTTTCTCTTGTTGCACAATATCCACAAGGCATTTCTACCAAAGTTCCTATCGAATTATCTAACTCAAATACAGACTGTAAAGAAACTAATTTAGCGTCCTCTGCTTCGTGTGTTTTTCCGCATAAGAATTGCCACATACCATCATCTTCATCATGTGATACAAATAAAATTGGTTCTTCTCTATTTATTACATGACTACATACAATAGCTGCTGTATTTGGCTCATCATAAAAAGGGAATTTCTGCTCTACAATTTTAGTATTTTTATTCTTTTTTAATTTTTCAAATAGCCCCATAGCTAACACCTCCACAAATTCTAATTTTTATTTATCTACTTTAGCTTTTTTAGTAATTCTACAAAAGGTACTTTATTATTATCTTTTCTAAGCGAAATCAAATCAAAAACAGAATCAATATTTAAATCAAACATTACGGATTCCAAACTAATTGTCATAAAATAATAATCTACAACCTCTTTACTAAACTCATTTTCTAAACTACTCCATAAATTATTCGGTAAAATGCAAAAGGCTAAAGTATCATCACCAAGACTTTCAACAAACCATCTTATTTCAAAATCTTCCTTTATGATTTCGTTGAAATACTTTATAGTTGTATCCCTATCCATATTATCCATATAAGGAATAACTATTTCTTTAGCTCTGTATTTTAATTTTATATCATCACCATATTTTTTATTATTATTTATAAAATCTACTTCTATAAGATTTCCTATTTCATTATTAAAGTAATTGATTACAGATTCTTCTTCTTCTCTCCAATCAATCCAAATTAAATCATTACTTTCCCAAAAGTCATCAATATTATCTGGATATAATAAAAATTTTCTTACGCTTTCATATTTATTATTCATAAAACCTTATCCTCAACAAATTCAAGTTAGCAAGTACACATTATATCAATAAGAACTTCACGAATGTCCATTATTGGCTATTTAATTTGGTTGTCAAGCTCAATACCCTGTTCCGCTAAACCAAAAACTAACTCCTTAAAACTTTCTGCAATAATTTCTAAATCATCAACTGACGTCACATATACATCATGTGGCAAAACAACAATTTTGTCTGTTTCCTTTAAAATACAAACTAAACTTCCATCACCTAAGCCGCCAATAGGAAAAACAGTATTATTTGATATGTTGCTTTCTTCGTCGTCGCTATAGTTTGCAATAAAAGCAGGGTATTCACAGCCTAATTCCTCTAAAGTGAAAATCCATGGATCAACAAAATGGCAGCCACCAAATTCCTTGAGTAAATACCGATATTCTGACGGAATTGGTTCGAATTTGTTTTCAAACTCAGATATGTCTTTTTCGGACTCCGGGTGATATTTGCTGTGCGTGTCAGCCATAACGCTATAAGCTTTTCTTAGTAATTTAATCTCTGCTTTTGTTAATTCCATATGCTTTCTCCAATCAATACGATGAATTATCTATAGCACCCATATAAAAGGACGAATACCCCGTCCTTTTTTGTTTACTAAAATATTTTAACATTTAAACGTCTTCTGTCATACCCAATGATGAACTGGACAGCGACGCTCTTTTACAAGCCTTAGAAAAAATCAACAAGCGCACCGACGTAATCAAAGCGTCAAAGGCGAAAAAGTTGAAACCGTACGCGTATAGTATAATAAGAACACAAATAACAGTAGTTTGTTTTCCGCCTTTACGAGATGCATGGACACGCAATTTCTCCGGTACTGGGACTGGGACGGGACTAAAAATTTGAAAACGTCCTATAATTAGGTGGATTTAGTGATATTAGAAAAAATAGAATATGGTATTTTGAATGGTTTGAGATATATCGGACGTTTGGAAAAGAAAGGGGGGGATAATATATAGTGTTTTTCAAAGAATTTGAAATAAATTGGGCTCAAATTGGGCTCAAATTGGGCTCAAACATGAAAAAAAGGCTTCTCGAATTTTCGAGAAGCCTTTATTATGCTGGTGCACCTAGCAGGAATCGAACCTGCGCACCCGGTTCCGGAGGCCATCACATCGAGTTTTATTAAGTTTTATCTAGTTTAAAACCGTTTAATTTACTTACTTTTTTATTGCGTTGTTCTTTGATTAAGTTTAACTACTGTTAATCAAGTTTATAAAAAATAAGCCCCAAAATAAGCCCCAACATTTTAACCAAAATAGTTGATAATTTTTTAATTTTCCGGATAAAGTTCCGCGATTTCCTCATCTAATAAATAAGGCGTTCGGAGATACATTTCTTGTAATGCATCTCTTGCCCTCATTTTCTCGCCGAATCGAAGGGTATCAAGATTTTTTATTTCTCCGCCGTCTTCCATTTGGTAGGATATGCTTATCTTATTATTTGAATTTCTCCAATCAATAATACGGTCGTAACCGTCTCTTTCGATATCAACCGTACTGTCGGGGCTTATTAATCCGCTCTGAATTTGAGCATATAGTTCAGCTGCCATTAAGTCCTCTCTTACAGCGTTAAGGCTATATAATATCGCTTTTCGCACATGAGCCGGCGGCACACGCTTGCCAGCCTCCCAATCTTGCCATGTTCTATATGGAACAAGCAATAATTTGGCGGCTTGCGTTTGCGTCAACCCTGTAAGTTCTCTCTCTTCTTTTAAAATTAAATCAAAATTTTCCATTATTCAACTCCTGTTTACACACTATGCCCCTAGCCTATCGGCTAAGGGCTATTATTATTTAAATTTCCATGTCATAATGCCATTCAGCTTTGAAATCAGTATGATCATTAATCCATTCCATGGTTCCTTCAACATCGTCATAGTCGATATAAATATCGTCATAGCCATCGTATCCGATTTTTGACTGAATGTAATCAAAGATATCTCTAATGATGTCGCCTTTAACTATTTCATAACCATATCGGCGGTTGCTGATAATAAGTTCTTTTCTGAATAAAAATAAGTCTTGTTCTTCTAATTCGGCTACCATTTTAGAAATTAGATAGCCATTCAAGTTGTATTTTTGTCTTATTTCATCGAGGCTACCCTCAAAATCTACGCCTATGGCTCTGTCGCTGTCGGATACTGCGTAAGTTGCGGATTCTTCAAATTTGTAAAATTGCATTTCTTTCATGGTTGGTTCTCCTTTGTTTAACACTTACCCTTTGGGGCTTATCCCCTTTCCTTGATTATATAATAACACGCTGTGCGTGTATTGTCAAGTGTTATTTTGAAGTTTTTATACGCTTAGCGTGTTTTTTAATTTTGAGCAAACAAAAAACAGCCCCAACCATGTAATGCCGGGGCTGTTTCCTTTTGAATAAGTTTAACGCAAGAAAAAAGAGACCTTGAAAAAGGTCTCTTTTCTCGAAAATGCGGTGTTAGTGCCAAAACAAAAGGAATAATAGGATATCTATATTATAGCTTATATATTTGAATTAGACAATAAAAAAAACGCTACTAAATAGTAACGTTTTTTCAATCATTGATTACTCGCGATTAGTCAATGATTATATATATGCTCGTCCAAAGCATATATATTATACCTCTACAGCCGTATTATAAGCAAGGAAAAAAGGCACTCAACGCCGTAATGCCGAGTGCCTTTTTTCCTTATAGGGTTTTACAGACCGGCCGTTCACTGCCGTTGTCAATAATCTGTACTTAAATTATAACATAGGTATTATGTTCACACAATCGAAAACTCATACATAACAGTTCCGGATAAATTTTATCGTGTGCAGGCCGACTATTGATATCATAACTTACCATGTTTTTTTAATACCGGCTCAAAATATTTAACTTCGGCTGCTTTGCGTGCTTTTATTGCGTCTGTTTTATCGGCGTACCAACCTATAGTTTTACGTTGGCCTTTAAACCTGATGCTTACTTGCCAACGCTTGCGAGATTCTACCCAACAGACACCCGGCACACCGCTTTTATTTGATTTTATAGGCTTAGAGAGTATCTTTTTTAAATTAGTACCCTCTACATAATCAGCCGGCGGCGTTTTATAACCTGTTTTGCAATACGGGCAATCACGGCTACATGCCTTTTGCCCGTGCTGTAATGCTTGCACGTCTATACGTTGAGTGTTGCCGCAATCACATAGGCACATTGCCCATGTCTTGCCATTTTCGCGGCATACAGCATTTATTATTAGATGCCCGTATCGCTTGCCAATATAGCGGCTCTCCATTTTTATTTGGCGAGCCTTTGCATAGCAATCAGGGCTACATGTTGACTTGCGGCCGCTTGGGCTGCATTTAAACTCTTTACCGCAAACACTGCACTTTTTAATTGCCATTTTCGAGATCATCTAAAACTTTAATTATTTGTACCGGAGTTAATGATTTGATTTTATCTATCAAAACCTGTTTTTCTTCATTGTCCAAAAATTCTTTGCCCAAGTCCTCTACATCTAAGGCAAGCCCCATTATTTTGGATCGTGATAACTCTGCACTCAATAGCAATTCGCCCAATGCTACTTTTTCTTTATCGGTAAAATTCGGTAACTCAACCATATTAAGCATTAAAGTATAACGTGCAACAATCTCATTAATTTTACGGCTAAAATTGCCGCCAATCATACCATTGGCTAACCTTTCTAGTTCGTCCCCCATGTAAATATTTCGCCGTTTGCTGTTTTTACTCATACTATTGCCCCCTTTATTAAGAATACCGGGCGGCTGTTGCCACCCGTTATGCAATTCCTATATTTCTTCAATTTCGTAACCAAACCAACCAATATCAATAAGGTTATTGAGTTCTTCGACACTTTCACAACTCAAAATGTCTTCAATTGTAAAATCCATGTCGCCATCTTCTAACATCCAATCAAAGTAACCGTTTTTATTCATTTTTTGGATTAATTCCTGTTCGTTGTTAGCTTTGATTGTTGCGATGCTCTGTTTTTTGCTGTTGTTGAGTTCGTTGATTCTGTAAGTTGTCATTTGTTTGTCCTTTCTGGCATCTTCCGTATCCGGTGTGCTTGAAATTCCTTTGGGGCTTTTTATCTATCCCCTCTTTCTGATTTAATTATACCACACTATACACACATTGTCAATATTTTATACACACAATTATACGCATAAAACAAAAAAAAGTCCCTCACCATTAGGTAAGGGACTAAGCTAATAAATTAAATAAAACAACACACATGACGGAGCATGTTAAGCCGAGATAGTTGGATCACGCTACCTTTCTATCGAGTGAATGCGTAAACTGCTACACCAGCTAGAGCAATTTGTAACCACTTAATGCGTTTATCTTTCGACTTGTCCTTGTCTTCTAATATCTGCAAGGATGTTTCTGCATTCTTCAATAAGTCGTTGGTCTCTTTCGAGTATCGTTTCACCTTCTCGACTTCGTTCTTCGATTCGGTCAATTGTTGCTTTAATATCACTATTTGACTGTTCGATTCGTTCAGTTGCGTTCGTGCTTGTTTCAAGTCGCTGTTCAATTTCATCTGCTGATTCATTAATAAGCTGTTGTCTGTCGCTAGAACGCTCAATTTCGACTCTAGAGCCGTTATCTGTTGTTCCGTGATTAAGTAGTCCGCCGATACTGTTCCAAGCCCAAATAACGCAAATAAGCACACTAAAACCAATAGCAATCGTTTTACCATGATGTTTAATCACCTCAACAATCTTTGACCACGCCACCAATTCGCATTCCCCCTAATAATGTTACCACCGCTCCATTCGTCGTCCCCTTCTCTAACAACGAGTAAGTCCCATTTTGTTTCAGGGTCTCCACTACCCGGCCCATAATCAGAATGCGTATGCATATCGTCCAAATTTTTAGCCGCTTCAGCATGTGTCATAACACGCTCACGGTCGATGGTTAAATCAAGAGCATCCGCCAATACGCAAACTACTTGTGCAACGGCATTCATTTGGGCGTCAGTCGGTGGATAGTCGCCCAAATCGTCAGAATTTTGTGCATCTAAGGCACAACATAAGCCGATAGCAATACTACCGGTATTTCGCATAAAGGTTGCGTTTTTGGTTTCGGTTAAGTCGTTGGTGATATATACGCGACCGTCGCCGGTAATATTGATATGGTAGTCGTCAAATAACTGATTATAACGGCCGGCCGTCCAATGGACGTAAATTTTTACGTCCCGATTTAAGCCTTTAGCCTTATTCCAAATTGCATAATAGTCATGTTGTGCCATGCTTTTAAGTTGTTCGAGTGTAACTTCTTTCATAATTTCCGCTTTTTCTCCTCCAAAATCTTAATAAGTAACTTATCAAGCCCCGCCGGAATATCAACGCCGGAATTACGAGCATTTTCTAATAATGAAACAACCTCGTTCGCGATATATGCATATATCACGATGATTTCAATTTGAGGTGTATTCAGTAACACGCCGAGCCGGTAAGCGATGCCAACAATGCACAGAATCATGACTTTTTTAGCGATTCCAATTAAGCCCCGGCGGCTGCTTAACCCTGTTTCTGGGTTGATAATAGCCGCGAGAATGCCGGTGATGTAATCAAATAACATTGCAAATAAAAGAAATTCCAATTCGTTCGACCACCCCAACCAATAGCCCAAAATCGGACCGAATAAGCCGCCTAAAATCCCGGTGTATGTTTGTGTTTCAGTAGGCATTTCAGCCTTAAAAAATAACATCAGTTCATTCATTAATTCCTTTACCCTCGCTTTCATCGTTAGCCACCTCGTTTTCTTGCCGTTCGATTTCGGCTTGTAATTCCTTCGGCAACTTACTGCAAGGGCATTTTTTATTACTACATTGAAATTCATTTTTCATTGGTCGGTTGCACAAAATACATCTTTTATTTGCCATTGTTCAATATCTCTCTTTCTTTAACATATTGCGCCTTTTGTTCCGCTAATTCGGCACGTAATTCGTCGGCGGTATCGTTGTCTTGATAAACAATAACAGACTTCAAAATATCTTGTTCAAGGCTATCGAAAACAGATTTATATTGCGCATCAAGTGCCCGAATTTGTGCAGCTTGTACTTCTGCCACTGTAGGCACATATGGCGGTTTTTCCACGACTTCGCCGTTCAAATATAAATGCGAACCGTCGGCGGTTTTATTCTGAATAGTGCCGTCGTCTTCTACGCGTAATAAATCGTTATATTCTGGCACATTATCAACGATTTTGTGTAAGCCTTCCATAGTATCGGCGTGAACCCCTACGGCGTAAGAGGCGCGACGTTCGCCGGTTTCCTTGTTGAAAAGAATCAAGTATACTAAATTTTGTTTTTCTTGATTTTCATTAGACATTAAATCAGTCCTTTCTGTAAATTAAAAAAGAGGTGTAAACAATGAAATTACCTAATAACTACGGCTCAATAAGTAAGCTATCCGGCAACCGCCGGAGGCCTTATATTGTCCGTAAGTCGATAGGCGTAAAACAGTACGTTGTAGGCTACTACGAAAGCTATGAAATAGCCTTGCAAGCATTAGCCGACTATAACCGGCAAAAGGCAACCGAAACGCCAATAACAGCGCCTACACTCGCCACGCTATACGCTCAATGGCTACCGCAACACGCCGAAAACATTTCAATTTCAGCCGTGAACGGATATAAGAACGCCTATAGGTATTTATATTCGATTGCCGGCGTACCGTTGTCTCGGCTCAAATTCGACGATTTTCAAGCCGTTATAAATGACATGGCTGGGCTATCGTACGCGAGCAAAAAGAAGGTTCGCTCGCTTATTAATCAGCTGTTTAAATTTGCACTAAAAAAAGAGTTAGTAAGTCGCAACTATGGCGAATTATTAACTCTTGGCAAGAATAAAACGATACGACCGCACAAGCCTTTCACACGGCAACAAATCAATAAATTATGGCGCTTGAATAGCCATGATGCGGACGGCGCTCTTGTATTGCTGTATACCGGAATGCGTTGCGGCGAATTGCTCAATTTACGGCGCCGTGATGTTAATTTAAAAACTAAAATATTAACCGTTACGAAATCCAAAACAGCAGCCGGAGCCGGTCGCATAATTCCGATTCATCACCGGATTTATGACATAATAAAACGGCGATGCGAAAGCACCACCGAATTATTATTTGATGAAACATACAACCATTTTGCGACCAATTTTAAACGTGTTACCGAATATAAGCACACCACGCACGACGCACGTCATACGGTGGCGTCATTACTCGATAGTGCCGGCGCGAACCCTACCGCCACGCGTGCCATTCTCGGGCACAAAAACGGCGATATAACTATCAAGGTTTACACGCATAAAACCGCGTGCGACCTACGTCGAGCCATTGAATTGCTCAAATAATGATACAAGCGCGTTACTATTAAAGCCCTTATAATGCATTGAAACGCCAGAAATACCGTTATTTAACGTGTTACAAATTTGTTACTAAATCGCTGAAATTATAGGCGCGTAATTGCTTCAATTCGGCACCGATTTGTAAGCGTCGACCGATTCAGCCGGGACGTGGATAGTTAATGCAGTCCCTTTACTGCCGAGTAAAAAGTACCGGATAACGTCGGCGGTGTTGTTGCCCTTACTATCAATGTCAAATCAATTCGGTAGCCGGAAAATGACGAATTTGCAATACTTGTACACTTATCACCAATATCGAGCGGCCCGGACTCATCGGTAGGGCTAAACTGCTCCGAATAGTCCGTGCCATGGACAAGATTTAAAATTATCTTGTCCTCATCGAGCAAGTTTTGAGCGTCCTATGTCAACACCCTCACATCCTTTTTTATTCTAAAAACATAAAAAACCGCTTGAGGTACGTTGATTATCATTACTCTGATAATCAACGGCCAAACGGCATATCTACTATGAATATTAAGTTTTAAGTTTGCTTATTATCGACCTTTTCTCACACTCTCAACGTGCATAAATCGCCCCGAATTGCTATCCAAGGTGGAAGCAACGGCGGCAATGCTGATAGTAATATCCTTTTACCTATCCAATACACAAGAGAATATAAAGTGTTAGCCACTGGCACGGCCGCCGGTCAAGGTTATTACACATTTTTAACAGCAATTAAAACTAATTTAGCTAGTTTTAAATTAAATACTTATAGTGGCGCTGGTCAATTAATGGCTCATAACTTTGATTGGCTTACAATTGGCCGTTAGTAGCCAAGGTGGAGCAACCGGACGCCCTTCAGGTAATGCAGCCACGGCAAACTTTGCCATATCCTTTAACAACACGGATTATACGATTATCACAAATGGTGTGATTGATGCTAATGATAGCAAGTGGGGCTTAACTGTTAATGTCTTAAAAGACTATAAAACGGCTAATAGTTGTACAATTCGTACATCTGATAGCATTGCTCCGGCTTGCTATTATGTGGCCTTCGGGCGTGCCAATTAAAAGCCAAAAATAATTATGCTTGCTCCACCATCAACATACGGTGTTGAATCTTTAACGTTTACTTTTCTAAAACCAATTTGACTTAATTCATTTGGCATTCTACCGTTTGAAAATTTTGTTAAACGTTCGATAGATTTAGCACTTTGTGCATCAAAATAATCATGGCTTAAAATTAAAGAACCCAAGTATTTATTAATTGAAATAGGATATTTAACTTCCATTTCCGCATAATTAATTGATACATTTATACCTTGGATAATTAACCCATTCGGAAACTTACACCACCACGCATTCGGGTTCGAAAAGTCTTGCGTAATACCGTGATAACCGGCGGCGATTGCGTTTTGTACCGCCGTTTTGAATGCGTTGTTTTGCGTTGTATTTGCTGTTGTTAAAAAATAATTGATTAAATTATGGACCCAAGTCGTATTTGGCACATATAACGATTTATCCGTCGTGCTTAACGTTTTACTCATAGATAAATAATTACTAAACGTTGTACTTCCGGAAACAGTGCCACCGGTTAACTTACTAAGATAATTAGCGTTAACAGTATTCAAATTGCTATTAAGCGTTTGAATGCCGCTTTCAGTAACGCCTAATCGCGTTTTGACGTCGGTCAAATCATCGAATAAGTATTTGCTTTTTTGGTCGTTCTTCCGGAACAATTCATCGAATAATTCGTATGGTGGCGGTTCTTGTCCTAAAAAACCCCAACCGGTGTTATAATCGGCGTCGCTCCAATTCTGAATACTGCTTGCATTTTGGGCGAAAATCTTAGAAAAGTCCGGAACAATTAAAGATGCCATGTTAACCCCTTTCTATCAAATAATATACGTTCGTGCGAACGAACCAACGCCGAACGTTTTGGCGTTGCGTTGGTGTTTAAATCCAAAAAAAGAAACGCCATTAAAGGCGTTTAAATATTTAATGCCGACCCCGCCGGTATATATAGTTAACCCGACCGACTTAAGAAATGCGATTTCATAGGCGGTCAATACGCGGTCAATGCCAATTACCATTTTGGCGTTTGGTAATTCTCGCATAATAACTCGGTTAGCATTCAGTAACTTTTTAAACGCACTGATTGTTTCTTCCGTAGTGGAATTAGTACGATTTTTATACACTTTAAGCCACAGTATTTTTCGATATTCCTCGTCAAGTAATGTTGTACTACTCATGTACGATTCGCCGGAACCTCGAAAACGTGCTTGCCCAAATCCCTGTGTGCCGTATTGGTATTTAAAACCAAAGAACGGCACACTCACCACGTTTTCGATGATGCGGGAACGGTCGACGATTTCGCCGATGCCGTCAAGTTGTACACCCTCGCCGGTGTCTATCCACCTTTTATGCTTGAGATCGTACTGAACCTTCTCGACCTCATCTAATTCGCCGTATATGGCGTATAAGATAGCATTGAGAATCGGCGTGTTTTCGTATTGAGCCAAAACACGCGATAACATGCGTTGATAGCGTTCACTATTAAACATGCTCAATCACCTCGATTCGGGTTGCGTCGAATGTCGCCACCTCTCGCGGTCCGATAGTGATATTGCTTGTACTGTAACTACCGCCGTTTTTGCTTGCTTCAATGGTAATTCCACCGATTCCGGTTGTATTTCGGTAAACATCGCCGATAAATCGTTGTAAAACTACATCTTGCCCTAACGATAAGGCTTGCGCCTTATTCAATACGGCATTTAATGCGTTGCGACGGTTGTCGCTCGACCATTCTTCTTCCGATAACTTTTCAAGCGTAATTCGCAAGGCAATTTCAACCGGTTGCGGTCGATTGAAATAGATAACGTGCGGCGTTCCTTGGCTGTCCGTCATATCAACCGCCACATTGCCATATGTTGCGATGCCGCCGCCTTTAGACTTCCAATACACACGCACGATGTCGTTTTCGTCGCCACCTTGAACAATGGCTTCTAAACTATGCGGCGGACGTCCGTCGGCGTCGGTATTATCCGACGTATTTTCAAACACGCGGCACGCTGTAACGCCTATTACATTCGATAATATCGCCGCTTGAATGGCGTCAACGTTGGCACTGCCACTTTGATATACGCTAGCATTCCAACGGCTACGCAAATCGCTATCGCTTTCGTTATCTCGTCCGACCGTAGCGTCCGTTTCATTTATTACAGATTCCCACCCCGAAACAACAGTAACGATGCCGGTTAAATCGCCTGTAATTGGAGTAATAGCCCCGGCGACGTTACATTCAAAGAGTATCGGCGAACCGAGTTTTTTATAGGTCAGATTAGTAAACTGTACACTAAACGTTTTGGACTTATCCACAGACGCAATACTTAATACGTCATTATTTACCTCGTAGGTTAATTGCGGTGTATCAAATTGCGAATATAAGCCAATGAGAATACTACTTTTATTATCGCTAGATTTAGCCATATACGACGCCGTAATGTTATCAATGGTTAATGTATAGCGATTGCCGTTATTCGGGCTGGTAGGCACCAAAATCTCAATTGTATTCGCCTTTTGCGTTGTAATGAATGCACTGTCGACGCTCGAATAGGTAATTTCGCTGTTATTATTGCTTGCTACCACGGCGCCGCGTTCGATAGCTGTACCGTCCACGCCGTAACACGTTAAATATACGAGTGTTTGTTCGGCGACTATCGGCGTAATGCCGGCCAATTGTGCCGCCTGTGTTAATGAAACGCCCTTCGAGCTGCTCGGGTACATCGCATTATAGGTGTCTTCACAACCAACCCAAACATCGGAAATTTCAGCGCCAACAATACCGAATAACATGCCGAGTACGCTATCACTATTGCGATTCACCTTTAAACCGGAAGAATCTTCAAATCGGTCAAACATCGATTGCAATATTTCCGGCAACCGCTTGCGTTTGAATCCGTCTTTCGTTAAACCGTAAATTACTTTATCTGCCATAGCCAAAAACCTCCGATTTAGTAATAAATCCGTAATCTGTATCGAGGCTATACGAAACGGTCAAAACGCGATTACGCACGTCATGCGATAAGGTCAATTCACTAACTTTTGTTACGCCCTCGATAGTGGCTAATTCTTCGTAGAAGATTTGCCGGATATGTGCCATATTCGGACGCTTAACGAGGATTCGTTCGCGATACGGCACACCGTCGCGACTATCGAGGAACCATTCGCCACGCCAACGCAACAGCCTTATTTTAGATTGTTGCATAATGCGTTCGCGGTTATCGATTAGTAACATATTGCCGTTATTTACGATTACGTCATGAGTGCGGGCATCTAATGCCAAATCATATGCCATGATTACCCCCTTTTTTGCATAAAGGCATTTTAAAAACGCATTTATGCTGATTTTTGATACAAAAAGTAACACGAAACGGTTTTTTCCATAAAAAATAGAGGTTATTTCATTTTATTGAAATAACCTCTTATTTTGGCGCGCTAGTATTACCACCGCCCGGAATAACTCCACCGTGAACGTGTTTCGTCAGTGAAATGCCATTGACGACCAAATCACTGCCTGAAAAGTTGAAATTCGTACCATCTGCCAGTGTTCCAACGAAACCGCCACCGTCGAGTGTTACCGTGCTACCGCCAAAGAATAAACAAAGAGATCCGCTTTTGTTACTCATTCCGTCGGTCGCCCCGGTGTAAAGCCCCGGAATACATATGGCGTCATTCAATTGAAATTGTCGCACGTCGTCAGTTTTGCCGCCGTCGTTTAGAAAATCGTCTATATTGTCTTGACTAAACACAATCAAACAGCCGTCGCCCGGATTGAGTGGAAACGTAACGCCGCACGTTCCGCCCATGCTAGTTGGGAACACTACCGGCACATTGAATATATCCGGATACGGAAGGCGCCGATTATCTTCAAATAATTTTGTTCCGACCGGTTTAACAGTCGCCCTGTTCGTGGCGCTGTTATAGCTGATAATCGTACCGCCTACGGCTGTATTGATTTTGCTAACTGCTGAATCGGCAATACTGCGAATGTCATTAACCATTTGATTATTATTCTTCATCTAGCATCACCTCAATACAATCGATTTCACTTTTCCAATCCGTTATATATACGCCGCCGGTATGCTTTACGCGTTCAACCTTAAACCAACCGGAAACGACGCCGCTCTCAATTCGCACCGCGTCGCCGGGGTTAACCGTTGGAGCGAGTAACGTTTCAATACGCCAACCGGCTTGGCTCGTCTTACGGCGTTTTTTCGCTTTTTGCTTGCGCTTACGCTTAATTTCCGGCGTGATAATACCGCTAGCGTCGATAATTTTATCTTCCTTTTCGCCCTCGGCTAGGTTGTTAGTCTTTTTAGAAGAACGAATTATTCGTTCCGGGCGTCCGATTAGTCCGGTTTCAGCGCTGAAAACTATGCCTTGCTTGCGTGTAACGCCGTTTCTCATGATAACCTGTAACATATTATTCTGTACGCTCCACGTGGCACCGAGCGCGCCACATACAACATCGAGCGAATCTTTTGCATAGCCAATAAATGAATAGCCGTTGTCGTATGTTGTGCCTTGCACATCGGCCGCAATATCGGCAGCCAATCCCATGGATTGAGCAAGCCCCCGAATAATGGTAAGGCTATTCGTGCCCGGCGGGAACGCTTGCGAAACGATGCTATCACGAATGGCAAGTTTACCGTCGCTACATTTTATCGTTGTAACAACGTCCTTGCCGTCATTTTCGAGTTTCGTATGACAAGTTATAAGGGAACCTATGAAAATTCGTACAAGGCCGATATCGTCGCGATAACCGACGGATAAATCGAGCATTGTATCTTCTTTTTGGACCAAGTCGAGACTTTCGTCCGATAAGTTCCAAATCTTAATTTCTGATTTGTTAGTTTCCTTCGTGGTGTCCTTTTCAATGGTAAAGGTCATATGAAGGCCGGTAATCCCTTTGTCAGTCGATAAGTCTTCGCTTGTAAGTAATAAGCCGGTTTCGGCACTTTTCCCAAATAATAACCGGTATTGCCGTCTGAATTGCTTACCCATTGTTCAGAATCTCCCTTACTTCAGACGCCGGCACATAAACGAGTTTAGCCCGGCCGTTAACGAAACAATCGCGGCATAACTCATCGTTACCGTCATTTACTACCGCCAATAATTGCCCCCTTAATGTTGGCAAGTGGCGACCATATGGCGCCAATAATGGAAAATTCGCACGAACGGCAATACCGCGAATAATATCAACGTTGTCAGCGTTTCGAATGTCGAGTGTCCAATCGTCGCCACTCCATGACATATGCAAGTTGTAAATAGTGCCGTCAAGCGTTACACGTTGCACAAAATCGTTTGCGTCTATCAAATTAATAATAATCATGATTACCACCCCAACGCATTTTTCATACTTTTAGCAATGCTAGTCCGAGCAGTTTCAGCCGTTGGCTCCGTGCCGGTATCCTCGGTATAGTTAGTATTACCGTCGCCGTTGCCGATTTCTTCCGTTGTCGCCGTGCCGCCGTTAGTTTCGGTTTTACCTGTTTGTGCTTGAATTTTCGTTTCTTGTTCCGCGTATTCCGCCGGTACTTCGGCGGTGTTACTGCTAACAATAGCGATTTGCTTGAATTCGAGCGTCATTCGTAAGGTCAAACCGTCCTTAATCGTACGCGTAATCGGAATCTTAACCAATACGACGTTTTCATATATCCTGTCCGGCGTCGTTACCGTGATAGGTTCCTTCTCATTCCGGATACGTTCTAATTCCCGGCGAACGTCTTCTAAACGCGTCGCGGCTTTGTCTTTGTGCAACTCGTACCATGTAACCGGCGTCGGCGTGAATATGCAATCGAGTTTTATTTCCGGCTGCTTGTTTATAACGTGGTCGGAAATAGTAAAGCCGGTTTCTACCGGAAATTCAGTAACTTCGCTCTCGTAACTTATGGAATCTTCCATAATTACATCGACTTCAATATTATCAATCGTTATCGGATTGATAAGGTCTTGAATTAGCATGATTTCAGAGGGCTGTTCTTGATTTTCTTGCTTATTATCATCAATCAAATTCAAACGCCCCCCCTTCACTTTCAAAATACTGATTTGTTTGCGCGCCGCCGGAAATCTGTTGGTTAAGCGTAAACGAAACACGTTGCGAGTTATTCACTGCTTCCGATGTTTGTTTATCGCTCCAACCGAGAAAATCCATAACGGCGTTTTTAGCATTAGCTATTTTGTCCGTTATCCACGTTCCAATAGCGCTGCCAATAGCTTTCAAAACGCCGATTGCAAAATCTTTCAAGCCGCTGAACATCTGTTTTACGCCGTCTATTGCACCGCTCCAATTGCCTTGGAATAAGGCGGTCAGTGCGTTAAATAAACCAGTAACGGATTCAACAAATCCGGCAAAAAACATCGTTAAAATCTGCGCGACTAAACCGCCGCTATTCATGAGTTCAAAGAATTTTGCAATTACCCAATTGACGCCCTCTAATACGCCCAAAATAGCCATGAATAACAACTCAACGGCACCAATTACCAATGGTAAAACTGCACTGCCTAACTGCGATAATCCTGTCAGTAACGGCGTCCAGTCCGTACTTTCAAAAGCCTGTACGAACGTATCTTTTAAGCGTCCGGCCTCGCGATATAAATATTGCAAGGTATCGATGAAATCTTGAACCCATTGGTTCTTTTGCTTGAATTCATCAAAGGAACCCAAGAAATCACCGATTACGGATTGGCCGCCGGTAATCCATGTATAGAGGTCTTCGAGGGCGAGCGCAATGATTGCCACCGCTGCCGCGATTAATAATACCGGGCCGAGTGCCGCGCCATTCGCGACCATGAACGCCCGAATGGATTTAACGACCGTCATGACGCCGGCCGAGATTTTACTAAAATTCACAATCGCAATCGCTGCCGCCAACGATCCGAACAATACGCCGGCTAATCGTACGACCTTATTCATGCCGCCCATGCGTTGCGCTAATCGCTGAATCATTCCATAAAAGCCCTCAAATGGCGCGACGAGCGCCCGCGCTAATCCGTTGAAGAATCCTGTCGCACCTTCAAAGTCAAGCAACATTTTTTTGAGTATATTGCCGATTTTAGTTTTAGCGTCGCCAAGTTTCATTGGCATGTTTTCAAATTGAGCGTCTATCGCCTTTTTCGATGCCAAAATAGCTTTTGCCACCTGTTCAGAAGTGAGTTCGCCGTTTTTACCCATTTCACGCAAGCCGCCGACGGTCGTATTAAAATACTTTGCGATTTCCGTCATTAAGCCACTAGCATTTTCGTTCAAGCTACGCAATTCGTCGCCTTGTAATACGCCCGAGCCTAATGCTTGGGATAACTGCAAAATAGTTGCCGATTTCTCTTGCGTGCTTGCACCGCCAACGGTCAAGGCTTTGCCGACGGTTTCAGTCAAATCAAAGTTTTGTTGTTCGTTTAAACCGGTTTGTTCCCTTGCCCGGCTAACCTTATAAAACAAGTCGCCGGCATCTTCCATCGATGCACGGGAATTGTTCGCCACATCGAATAATTGTTCCTTAACTCGACCACGATGAGCATCGCCGTTGGTAACGTTCCGGAGTTTACCGTCAAGTTCTTGCATTCTGTCGGATGTTTCGACGATGGCGTCTTTTATTCGCATGACGGTATCAAAAATTCGTTGCCCAAAGCCCATGAAAGCGCCTTGCACCATGCTTGCAATCGGTTGCAAGCCTTGCATAGAGAATCCGACTTGTTTCACTGCCTTATCAGCTGTTCGCATGCCCTGTGCAATCGTTTGCCCGGTTTTGGCTGCCGCTTGCATGGCTTGTATATCGGTAGTCTTGATATACTTACCATTCGCGCCGTGCCACCTACCGAGTTTATCTTGGTAGTTCCCGGCTTCCTTCATTTGTTCTTCAAAAGACTTCGCCGCTTGCGTGGCCTTTTGCATGCCTTGCGCAATGTCATGCCCCGCCTTTGCAGCCGCTTGCATGGTTTGTAAATCGGTCGATTTAATGTACTTACCATTGGCACTATGCCAACGCCCGAGTTTATCTTGATAATTTCCGGCGGCCTTCATTTGTTCTTCAAATGTTTTGGCGGCCTGTGTCGCTTTTTGAATGCCTTGCGCCGCCTGCTGTGCGCCGGTTGCGATTTTATTGCCCGCTTTTTCGCCACTTTCACCGGTACTATTTAAGTTAGATTTTAAAACTTCGGCGGTTGCTTTTGCACTGTTAACGCTCGATTTATCAAGCTTATAGCGAATTAGCGTGATTAATTCTCTAACTTGCAATCACTCACCCCCTTTTATTTCTTATTTTTAACTTTTCCGAAACATTATATTCAAAGTCCGATTTGAAATCTAAAAACGCCGTTATGCGTTGAATATCGGCGAGTGTTACAATGCCGGTTTTAACTTCCGTCATTGTAACGATACCCGCGTCAATCGCTCGCCATATGGCCATTTCTGCTTTGAAATCTTCCCTTAATTCGCCGGGGATTTCGTGCTGTTCACGAGATTTTCCTTTAAGCTGCCAAAGCGGGTGGCAGCTGTTGTAAAAACATCGCTATAGTTGATTTGCACGACTTCCCATGCTAATTCGAGCATTTCCATAATATTGCCGTTAAAAACCTGTGTCGCCACTTCTTCGTTCAAAGCAGCCGGGCGGCCATTAATCTCAACAGCAATATAATTCGGATCAAGTAACATTTTTAACGTACGTTCGAGGGTGTCGCCGTCAACGTATTTATATAAGCTAGTGAATGCGCCTTTCATGACTTTGCCCATGACATCATAACTCATTGCATCTTTGCTCATTAAACCTTCAACGCCGGTAACAGAATCGCCGACCTCGGCAATAATCGGACTTACAAGCTTTTGTAAATCGCCCAAAACCTTCAACGCCTTAAACGGCGGGATATTTTGCACATAGAATTTATTGTCGCCAATAAAAACCGCTGTGCGTTCGCCTACTGCCTTCACCATTGTTAATTATTCCCCCCTGTGAACATCGTTGCTTTACCTGTTTGAAGTACCCATTTGTTTTCTTTGATTACCTTGCCACGTTCTAATTCCGGACGTTTTGCCACCCAACATTGAGAAGCTGCGAACGTGGTTGTTCCGGTTAAATCTTTGATTACAATCGGCACCATGCCCTTGCCGGTTTTGTTGTCAATGTTGTAAAGCGTGCTTAAATAGTCGTTATCTTCGGACGTGCCGAGTAAGGTGAGTTCTAATTCATAGCATTCGTTAGGGTCGAGGGAACGGCCTACGTCGCCATAGCAACCGACTTTAATTTGAATGCCGCCGCCGAGTGGTGTCAATTTAAAGGCATCATCTTCGCCGAACCCTGTCAATTGGCGAGCGCCTAAAATAATAATATTGTCAGACGCCTTATAAGTTTTTACTTCGCTCATGTTCTAATTCCTTTCTATTTAATTACGCAACGTTATTGTCAGTAGTTGTCAAATTGGCATATGTGAATGCGCCGTTAACCTCTACGGCGTGAATTGCGCCGGCTAATCGTGCCGTGAATTTAACATCGGTAAGTGTGCGACTTGCCTTTTGATTTGTGCTAATATCGGCGGCGAGTGGCAATTCAATTACATAAGCCGGGTTAGCGTTGCCGTCTGCGTCGACTTCTTCCGGTGCGATGCCGCCACGGTCTACGCCCAATTCAAGTGCCGCGCGTAATTGTGCGCCGATGCCGTTGATGCCGCCGTCGGTGTACGGGATTTTGTCGGCGTTTTTAAGGAATAAGAAAATGCGTGTTTTAATTTCTTCGATAAGCCAATCGCGGAACCGGATAACATCAATCCATTCGCCGGCAACTACTTTGCCGTTCTGCGTAACGGATACGTTTCGCACTTTTTCGTAAGTATTGCCGTTTTTATTGAAAATCGCCTGTGCTTCGGTTTCAGTCCATGCGCTAGTTCTAACCCCGGCAAGGGATTTGAGCGCCCATGTTTCGCCGCCCGGCTTAATAGCAAAACAGCGGCTCATAATAGCCGCTTCCACATAATCGCCTTCATAGCCTTCGAGTTTGGCACCATAGAAGAACGTACGATAATATTCCTTTTCGTTTAATTGACTTAAAATATCGGATTTACTTGCATTGAGTGCAACGCCCGCATCATATTTAGCTACACCGAACAATGCCGCATCGCGAGTTTCGATGTATGCCGCCATTTCAAGAATTTTGTCGGCGTCCTTATCGGCTAATACTACGCCGTAATAATCGGAATCTTCGGCGTTAATCATTGCCATATCGTCAGCGATTGCCGTATCGCTTGGTGTAGCTGTCAAAGTCATATATTTGCTTACCTTAACGGCGCAATCGGCTTTGATGGATAATTTCACGGTGTCGCCGCTTGCGGTTGCCGTTACCTTGCTAGATGTGATTTTGCCCGCCAAACCGGTGGCAATGGTGGACGCCTGCCCGGATTGATTTTCATGCGTATAAACTTCTTCTTTGACTTCAGCGGTTGCCGCGTCGATATACTGCACCGTTACGGTGTAAGATGTGTTATTTTTAGCTGTAATGCCAATAGTGGCGGCATCAACCGTTAAGCGACCGAGTTTTACGGTTTTAGCACCCGGTTTTTGAGATTTAACCGCCGCTACTGCTTTATAAATTTCATCGGTGGATGCAATGCCCATAGAGGCCAAATCGTCGATATCGCTGATAATATCAACACGATTCAAGCTATTGATGTGATAACCGGCGATAAGAATAGTATTGAATCCTTGCGTACTAATGCCGGAAGTGTTCAGCGCGATGCTAACATCTACAATTCGTTTTAAATTTGCCATTCGCTAATTCTCCATTTCCTTATTAATAATTCCGGTGTTTGCCGGTAATTCGTTGAGTTTGCCGGTAATAATGACGTTTTCGAGCATTGGAATCTTATCGGCGATAACGTCAGTAAAACGAATTTGAATGTCAATACTCGCCCTACTTTCCCATTTACGTCCGTCAAGCAATGCCGTTAAATCCTTTACCGGTTCAAACGAAATAAGCGCTACCCGTTGATTATAACAGCGCTGTTGTACGTCGAATAATTCGACCTTATTCACTAATTCTTTTAGCATTTGTAAGGCGTTTTCGCCTTTTTGTGCGTACACTTGCACTTCGAGCCAAACAAGCCAACGATTAATCAAATCGGCATTACCGTCAAAATCGCGAATTCTGCGTTCTGCCGGCACTTCTTGCCGTTGTCCGTAATATCTTAATACGGCGTGCGTTCCTTGCGGTCTCGGTGCATCTGGATACGCCCAAATCACACGATTAAGTTCAAGCCCTAATAATTCGGCGACTAAATCGTGAAGAAATTTATCATTCGTCATTTTCATTTACCTCGACGGCAATGCATTTGTAATGGCTTATGATGTCCATTTGGTACGGTTCGCACGATACAATGGCGTAATGTTTGCCGCGCCAAATAATGACGTCGCCAACGTTTTGCCCTTTATCCGGCGTATCTTGCAACGGCGGATATAGTTCCGTATCGGTGTACACTTTGACAACGTTCGAATAACGCTGTCCGTCTGTGTTGTTTTCTAACGTACGCCGTTCGTTGTTATTTAGCGGTTGAACGCTTGCATACGCTGTAAATCCGTACAAATCATCGTGATTTACATAATTACCGTTGTCGTCATAAAATCCCGCTTCTTTTGCACGTACGACCGTAATAGGTTTTCGAAATCTACTCATAATTACTTACCTTTCCGCACTTTGAACGTGATGCTTCCGCGTAATCGACCTTTATTAATCAATGGTCTAGAGCTGCCTTTTTTGGCAATCGTTCGAGGTGCATTCGGCGTAAATTCGCCATTGGCGATTTCCTTTTGAATATCCCCTCGTGCCTTTTGCCCTATAAGTTGAGCGGCTAACCCCGGATTTAAACCGTTGATAACGTCGTTCCACGTTTTAGTAGTTAATTCGCCCCAATTGCCCTTTTTTTCGGCGGTTTGACGCATAAAAGGACGTTGCGGAATCTTCGACGTGCCGAATTCATTCCATATGGCAACTTCGGCAACCGTTGCGCCCGAATCTTCATATTTTTCAGCAGCTTCGGCACCTTGCACGCCTACGGCGATTTCATAACTTGCCAATTCTTTCAAATCGCGTTCGATTTGTTTCATAACGGCGTCGTTATCTTCGACAAATTTATAGTTCGCCATGTAATCACCTACCCCAACCGTGTAAGCACGGTCAAAACGCATTTTCGGCGTAAATCAAGATATAACTTGCCGTAATACGTCTTATTCAACAAATCATCGGCACTGTTAGCACCGGCCACGGCTCCATAACTAATTTGTAAATCGCCCTCTTTTTCGCTTGCGATATTACCTTGGGTAATTCCCGCACCCATTGCGCCTTGTTGCACTACTGCGGTTTGTAAAGTCAAAAGATGAGCGATATATAAGGCAAGCGCCATGCTGTAACGTTCCCCGAATGCCGTGTCTGATACGTTCAGCGTCGCCAATTGAAATGCCATATTGAAACGGGATTGACTGGCGCCGTCGCTGACAACAAAGGATAATTCGGGCGCTAATGCGACAACATCGTTTTGTAATTGCTTGATTTCATCGCATGTCATAGGCTTAACCCTTGATTTTTTCGATGATTTCGGCTTTTTTTACAGCCTTGCCCAAGTCAATGCCGTTGTCATGTGCATAGGCTTTTAATTGAGCAACGCTCATTTCTTCAAAGTCCCTTTCGATTTCGAGTTCTTCCGCCACTTCTTCGGCGGCGCCCTTAATTACCGGTGCATCGAATGCCAAAACTTCAACATCGCCACTTTCAATAAAATTAGCAAGTGCCGGATATTGTGCCAAATCATCTTGGCGGAGTTTACACTCCGCCGTGATGCTAGGAATTAACACAATACCGCCAAACGCAATTACACGAGCCGTGTTATTTAACAATTTAGCCATATTTGCTACCCCATTTCGAAAAAAATGCATAAAAAATACGCCATAACCAACTGTTATGCCGTTTAGATGTTGTTATTCATTAGATACCGCTTGCTTTTGCAAATGCCATTGGATAGTTTACAGTAACGCCAATCGCGCGAGATGTACAATTCACAATGAATTCAAGGTTTCGAGGTTCAACCGGTAACTGTTTGAAACGTTCCGGAATTTCTAACTTAATGTACGCGGGATCGAATACCCCAGCTACCATTAAATCTTTACCACCTTCGCCGGCGCCTTTTAAGGCCGTACGTTCTTCAATTTTTGTCAAATAAGGGAACGCTTTTTTGATGAAATCGAGAATCGTGGAATCGGAAACGCTAGAACGTGGAGTAGTCGCAACGTGCGCGTAAGCGTCCGGAGATAAATATAAGCAATTTGCTTTTTCTACGCCGTTCGTTGCATTGGTAATGGTTGCCAATAATTCTTTGACGTCGCGAATAATCTGTTCCGGTGTTTTATCTTCAAATTTAGTACTACCGCTTTTGCCGTCAGCTTTTAAGCTTAATTCAGAGATGTTCGGATTGTTCAAGAATCCGATAATGTTATAATTCTTTTCGCCTTTCCATGCAATCTGGTCGATTTTGCGGTCAGTCCCGAGGCGCACCTGTTCAGCTTTCAAAGAATTCAAGTTTGCGCCGGCGAATTGTGCGTTCTGTACTTCTTGTAAGGTGTAACCGTATGCAAGGCCGATAGTGTAAACCTTTGTAGGGTGTTCGGTTGCGTATAAGTCAACGCGTGGCAAGTCGTCGGAATAATCAGAGATTACCTTTGCCATGCCAACGGAATCATATACGCGCTGTAAGGCTGTTTCTGCTCCCGGTGGCACATCAGTTTGAACCGGGAAGGTCGTAAATGCTTCTAAGGGCGGACGCTTAATGCTTAACGCTTGCGTACGAACGTATGTTAATTGTCGTGCTAAGAACGCGGAAGTGTCCGCATCATAACGAGTGTTCAAAATGCGTTGGTCGGTCATTTCGTCGAATTGATATTGTTTACTCATGTTGTGCAATGTCCTTTCTTGTCTTATTTACGAATGCTTAAAATAGCCAATTCACCGGCTTGGGCGCTTGTTAAATAAGTCGCGCCGGCTACTGCGTCGGTGTCGCTTGCTGCTTTAATAAATTGACCTGTAGCGTTTACGGCTGCTTTGTCGCCGGCTGTAACAGCTGCGGCAACTTCTACCCAAATACGCCCAAATGTCATTACACCGATAGAATCAGATTTACCATAATAAGGGGTATTCGGTTCTTTGTGTGTGTGAACCGCTACGCCGATAACGTCGACACTTGTTTTTGCTAATTTAGCGTGTACGGCTTTATCCGTGCCGCGTGCCACCGGTTGCCCCGGTTCCAAACCTTCCGCCAATTCTACGGCAAAAGAATCAACAACATCGAGTGTTGTATCGGCTTTAGCACCGGCAATGGCGCCGTCGCCGTAAGAGTACCAAGAAATACCGTTTACTTTCTGCATGTTTCATGCTCCTTTCAAGTTTGTTTCAAGTAGTTTCAAGTAAGTTGCAAGTAGTTATTTTGTTTTCATGTATAATTCGGCTTCGTCTGCTTTCAATTTAGCAAGTGCCGCAACGGGATCGTTTGCCGGTTCGGTTTCGCCATCATCGGCGCGACCTTCTACACCATCCGCCATGTCCTTGCGTTGTTTGCCGGCTTTTTCATCGGCGCTATCGGTTTTATCTTTCGCTAAATCGTACATAGCTTGAATATAGTCGTCGCTTTTGCCGTCGAGTTTTACGTCGCCATGCACCTTTTTAATCACTTCTTTTTTAATGTCCGCACTATCCATTTTTTCGGCGTCTTTGATGCCGTGTTTTGTAGCCACGGTAAGCATATCAATGCGTTCAGCTACGGCCGCATCAAAGTTGTCTTTGTTTTCCTTTTTAGCCTGTTCGAGTGCGTCTTTTGCTTTCTTGGTTTCGCCTTCGGCTACGTCCTTTTCAGCTTCCGCCACATCTTTTGCTTTTTTGAGTTCCGCATTTTTGGTTTCTAATGCGTCATAGGCCGCCTTTACTTCCGGCGGAACATCGTACTCAATACCCGTATCAAGTCGCAATTTAATCATGTTTTTACTGTCCTTTCGTGTTTCTTCTACATCATTAATAAAAGTTTGTTGTCCGGCTGAATCAAGGTTTAAACGAGCATTGCCCGCCCTACCTTTGGCAACCACCGCCAAATGGTTATACTTAATATTCCGCTGAATGGCGTCATAGTGTTCGCCTTCCGGTGTTGTTCCCGGTGTTTCGTCGAGGTCGACGGAATAACCACACGATAATTCGCGTTTGTCTGCCGGTAATTCATCGTAAATAATAACGTCGGCAATAATGTTATTACCGTCTTGACGTGCGCCGCTTAATACCGAGCCAATCGGCTGTACTCGTTTAACATTCCTACTATTTACCATAGCTACATGCCCCATAGTAATTGGTTTGCCGCTAATGCTTGCCAGTGAATCGGCGTTGAATGCTTCTTCCGGCGGTCGGTATTCGATGCGTTTTGTGCCGTCGGCGTTAAAGTAGGTCAATAACCCGGTACGCCCTATAATTGGCGTATCCTTGATAAATCCTTCATCGGTTTTTGTTGCCTTGGGCAACGAGTAATAATCATACCTTTGCAATCATTTTTCACCCCCTTTCACGGCAATTTATACAATAAAAAAAGCACTCCGCAATGTGCGAAATGCTTTGATTATTTATTATTGCTAGAATTCATCGTCAAAAACCCATGATTGTTTTGTAAACTCGATGTATTCGTTATAAGATTTTACCGCTTTTGGCGGCGCCGCTTCAGTTAGTAAAAACTGCGGTTCACGTTTCAAATCGTCGAACATATCGTATTTTGGATTTTCGATATACCAATCTTCATTTTCCATAAAATAAGGCGTTTCAATTGTCATTTTTCAAATACCCCTCTTTTTCGAGCCACCATAACATAGCTTTACCGGCCGGCGTTGGATTGCTCGACAACTGCGAATTTGCGAACGCTTCGGCGAACCATTCACGCCAATTTTTTTCGTTGCCATATTTTGACATACCGTTATTATTCAAGTCTTCTTCTTTCATAATTTCGCGTGCTTTGTCGTATATTATTCTGACTTGCTCATCAAGTAGTTTATACGTGAATTTATATATAATTCTGTCATAAGCCGCATTACTAGCTTTCAAAGATTTATATTTTTTAGAATCAAATTTATCGAGTGCTTTTTGGAATCCTTCAAAATCTATATGTTTTTGCAACCAATGATTATGCAAAATATGGCCGTACTCATGAGTAACAACTGCAATTTTCATATTTTGTTTATCAACCGGAATCAAAAATTTAACATCAACTGCGTGTTGATATTTTTTAATAAAATCTGCAAGACTTTGATTAAAATAGTCTTTTTTGAACAATATAGCTGTTTCCTCAAAATGCAACTTCTCAATTCTAACTGCTGCTAAATGGTTTGTGTTCGGTGAAACAAAATCAAAATCGAGGTCTTTAAAACTACTTAATACTTTATATTGATTGTCTAATTTTCGCAATTGTTCCATTGCAATGGTTAACGGTTCAGAATTTAACTGTTTAAATTTATCGCCACCGGTAAAGCCGTACTCATTTCCAAAATATGTAAACGCTTCGTTAGTATCAGCGAACGGCTTATTCTGCAAGTCTTCCGGCACCGGTTCGGCACCAACGATTTGCGTATATAACGCCCCGGTAGGAATCCCCCATTTTCTCATGGCTTGGGCTACTGCCGCCCGATTTTGTCGCGGTTGGTAAAATCCTTGGTCGGCGAGGTTGTCGAAATCGATTACCGGCAATGCCACACATCGGCAATTAATTGGTTGCCCCGGATGCCCGTCATATGGTGGCTTGTCCCATTTAAATATTTGTCCTTCACGTTCGGCGTGTGCTTCTCGAACCCTACTATCGTTCGAGGTACTCCACCGGTATTCTTTAATACCGGCACCACGTTGGCGGTATTCCGTTAATCTACCGTTTAATTTACCGACTTGATCCCGTGCAATCATCTTCGCCCGTTTTTCAGTTACTCCGGATAAATCACGAATGCGATTCGCTAATAATTTAGTTTGTACGCCACGTTCTAACGTTGAAGAAATAGCTTCCCGTAATTCACTTTGAATACGTCGTAAGGCATCTTCTCGAATTGACTTAATCAATGCGAGATTTTCATCAATCCATTGGTTCTTATATTCATTGTACCAACATTCGGCGCCGAATGCATTAATTTGCATCGATTTCAACACCGAATCAAACTCGCCCCGGTTGTAATTATCGACCATGCCAAAAACTCCGGTTATTTTACCGGTCATAATGTTGTCATTTTCCAACGCGTCAGAAATTGACTTTATTATTTCGTCTGTAACGTCGTTTTCATCGTATTTAATATGATTATACCCAACGAGTATATTTACTCGCTCTTGGGCTAACCTATAAGCCTTAAATAGCGATTTAACATAACGCAAAAGAATTTTTGTGTAATAGCGCTCATGCGCTATCGGATATTTCCATTTTCTCTTGGGAATATAGCGCATAAATGCCCCCTTTAATCGCCTTCGCCTTCATCCGGCACGTCTTCGGTTTTAAAATCGCCATTGCTCTTTACAGTATTACGGATTTCTTGCCCATCAATAGCACCGATGCTAACGAGTGCCGTATAATATTCGGCTTTCAGTTTATCCGTTTCAGCTTTCAGCTTGTCCGTTTCGGCTTCTTTCTTTTCGTCGAGTGTTTCAAGCGGGTTGAATTCAACCGTCCAAAACTCCGGCAATGTTACGTTATAGTCGATTGCTTTGTCGATAAGGTCAACAATTCGCACGATAACCGGCTTAATCTTATTCACTCGTAAGCCTTCAACCATGTTGTAATAGTTGTTCATATCGCTTTTACCGGTGGCGTTTTGCCCTGCCGGTGATTGCCCGAATAAACGAGTGATAGGAATATCAGTTACCGCACTCAATGCCGTTTGAAACGCATTAATGACATCAAGAACACCGCTCAATGTCGAGTTGTGTTGTTGGTAGTCGTCTAGTCCGTCAAGTACGACCGTATTATCGATGCTGCGTGCTTGGTCGATTAAATTCATACGCTTGCGAACGAGTTCTTCACCGCCAGGCGCACTCAATATATTCGACAATTCATTGAATTTTATAACGCTTTGGCTCAATCGTTGCAAAATCATCAAGGCGTTTCGCAATGAAATATTATAGTTCATCAATTCAGATTGTAAGCGTTCTAATACGTTCGCGCCCCAACCGTCCCGATTGATGCGGATATTTCGCGGCAATAAGTCGCCGTTAAGTCTTATACAGCGCGATTCATGCACATCGAACGAGCCATTCGCGACGCTAATAGTGTATATTTCCGGTGTGCCATATTTTGGATTCGTTGGGTCGCTATAAGTCGAACGAACCGATACGGCGCCGGTGTCGAATACTTGAATAGCGTCGATGTACTGAATTTTATTTTCGTTGAGTTCGTCTTCTAATTCGCCGCCGTCATTAATTCGTAAGACAATAAGCGCACCGCCGAATAATCTATCCCACGATACGGCTTCTTTCAAAATGCTTTCGAGTTTTAAATCTTCAATAACCGATTGAAGTTTGTTGTCTTGAACGAGTTCGTCTTCGCCGTATGTTATGGCGAAACCGGCGCGAATAGCATCATCAACCGGCGCCGTGATAATTTTATTCGCGATGCCGTTGTAGGTGAATAAGTTTTCAAGTTGTTGATTCGTCAATTCCATGCCTACGCCGTCAAAACTAAATTTATTATACGGATCGTATGCGTTGCGTCCGATGCCTAACATGGCGTTACTGAAACCGTCCGCCCTTCTTACTTGCTTATTTCGCGTTTTCCTCAATGATATAAACCTCGCTTTCAAATACTAATCGGCGAGGCCATTCCACGAACCACTCGCCGCGATAAAATTAAAAATACCACTAGCCGCATCAACTACGTCGTCATGTAATAAGTCAGGAAATCCATTCATTTCGTTCAAGAACCATTCATTCCATTCACCCTCTAATAAATACACGTTGCCGGCTTGCACCTGTGCCGATAATGCCAACGCACGAGTAATTTTATTACCGGCAACGCTTGGCGTTGTTGATGCGGTATTTTTGCGACCGCCGGCTGATTGCGTAAACGTCTGTATATTAAACCCGGCTAACAAGCGTTTATAAAACTGCGCTTGCTGTTTTCCGGCTTGTCCGGGATCTTGCGGGATAACAATCGTATTAAATCCATAAATTGCTCGGTCTTGCTTGCCGCATGATTGTACAAGTTTTTGTACTTTGTCGGCGTTGTACGCTCCCCGGCACCCGTCAAGAAATATAAATTGTCCATTTTTCATGCGCGCCATAAGCAAGCCGACGGTTCTATCCGGATTGTCATTTTCTGGAGTAATCACAGTTGCCGCTAAATCCCAACCGCGCCCGCCATGCATTAATTGCGAAGGTGGGGTTTTAACAATTCGGAAATCATCACGTGCAAAATAAAGTCCGGCGCTTGGTTTGATATTCCAATTGCCATATAACAACTGCCCTTGCTCAACCGTCGATAATGCCTTTAAGTTCCCCAAATATTCGGGGTTTATATCAAGCAAAATCTTATTATCATATACCGACGACGAAATAAAAGTTACTGATTTTATATCAGTTTTCTGTAAATGGTATTTTTCCATTAATTCTTCGCGTGTATCGCCCCAAATAATTGAGCCGTCGCGTCGGAAAAAATAACGCAATTCGCCGCAACGCTGTTCTATCGGGTAGCCGTCGTCGTCTATCCACCAATCGAGGAATTTCCGAACCCAACTATCCGAATCCGGGTTACACGTCGCCCGAACGTACGGTTTAACGCCACACGTTGAACGGTTACGTGATAATAAATAGAAAAACTGTGATTCGCTGAAATGTGTTAATTCATCGAAACATATCAAAGGAATCTGCGAACCTTGGTAGCTTTTAGCGTGCTTTTCGTATTGTAAATGTGCGAACGTGATCTTCGCACCACTTGGGAATTCAATAATGTATTTCGGCGATTGTTTTGCCACACCGCCTAATTGCAAATAAATTTCTTGTGCCGTATCCCACAAACCACCTTCGTTGGTAATTTGCGTACTATCACGACGAAAAATAACCGAACCAAAATTCGGGTTGTCTATGTGCCGAACATTTTCAAGTAATAACGCATATGTCTTGCCACCGCCCGCCGCTCCGCCATATATGGCAATATCTGCCGGCGATGATAAGAACATCTCTTGCTTGCCCGGCTGCGGTTTCAAAATCATATCTTACTTATCGCCGTCCCTTCCATTGTCCGGTAAATAGATTTTCACGGTATTTTCAACCTCAACCGGTTCGCCGTCCTTGCCGGTTAATTCAACCGATTGTGTTTCTTTCTGCCCGAGATAAACTTTTCCCAAAAATATTGCCATGGCTGTGCTTTTCTTCGCCATTGCGAATTGATAGCGTCGGAGCGATATTTTGCCTATGGCCTGAAAATCGACTGATACATCTTTAAACGTGCGCCCCTTGCCGTCCTTATCCTTATATATGCGTTTACACCATCGCTCGACGGTGTCCGGGCTGCACTTAAAAAATATTGAAATCTCATCAAGCGTACACATAATGCCGCACAACTGCTCGAATATCTCTTGATTTATATTTATCGGTTTTCTGCCCGGTTTTTTCTTTCTAACCGTCGCCACTTGTTCACACCCTTTATTTATGTTATAATTAATAATTTACACAAAATAAAAATAATAGTAAAATTATGATATGGAGGTGTATCATGAATATCAAACTATTAAACGTACAAAGTAATTTCCGTTATTTATGGCTAAAAAAAATTCACGATGTCGATTTAAGTAAACATTGCGCTAATTGCTTAATAGGTGAATACGATAATCGCATAAAAAAAGAGGTTAAAATTTATGAAAATTTACATCTTAGCGATAATATTTACTATTTATGCGGTGTCGCATATCCGTTTAAGTGGGAAAATAATTTTCACTTTGCATTTAAACCGAAAGTGGGTAGCATCGCTCAAATCAGCTATAACGGAATAACAATTATTGTAGAAGATGCTGAACAATTACCTATCGATGAAAAATATATCGATTGGCGATTACCAAAAGCAAAATTCAAATCGTATCACACTTGCCGAAATTGGCAATTTGCAAACTTCCTCAAATCAAGCCACATACTTTTTTAACATCATTATGACGTTTATAGCTTTTTCCCATTGGTAGCGGTAGATTAAATTCAAAATCTACCGCTTTTTTATATTCATCTTCCGAAAGATTTCTTGTTTTTACCGCTACCGCTTGCCATGATGTGCCGCCCCAATGTACTTTTAGAACATCAAATCCGAACGATTCCAATAATGGCTTCACTTCATCGCGACTATGATATTTTTGATAAAACCATTGCCCTTCTCTAAAACTAGCGGTGAAATTATCTTTATCGAGAAAACGCATTTCAACCTTTAACTGATTAGATATTTTCTTCGCCTTATTATTAGCTTGTACTGCGTCAATTGGTCGACCTGAAATAAATAACGTACCGCCAATTTTTAAAAACAAGCTTAAGCAACCAATAACCGACGTTTGCGCTTGCATACTATCGACGCTATTCAACACGCTATCACATATCACAATATCAAAATAGCGGTGTTCATTGATGTATGAGATTAAACCGTCTATTAATCGGTTTCCCTTGGCAACGTCGATATTCTTAGTATTATGATTATAAAATTCAACGCCTATATGTACCGGAATTTTTAACCGGTTTATATAGTACGCTTTACCACAACCAAAATCTAATACTGAGTGTACGTTATTCTTTGCTAAATACGGTAGTACAAAATCTTCATATAACACACTCGAATTTTTCTTTAAATCCGTTACAACGTTACGACCTTTACGGTTCATTTGTGCTAATCCTTGAACCCATGTATTCTTTTCCAAATCATCATAATAATAAACGCCGTACTTATCCTTCAATAGTTCATTATTGCCATGTTCTATGCAACTTACGTTCACATCAATATTAAGCAACTGCGCCGCCTTAATATAATTTTTGCCGATAACGATCTCACCGTTACAAATAACAGCCGTTAATACATTACCGTATTTTACAATCAACCGGCATAATTCTTTAACAATATTTGGCACAATTGAAATAATATTAAAATCGGTACTTTTTTGAATGCTAAAGCCTAACGGCATCGACCTTTTACATGTAACATTTGCACTCATTTCTTCATCAGTGCCATTATGTAATTGGTTGAAAAGTATTTCATCTGATTGCGTAATATTTTCAATGTAATACACCGGTACTTCCTTAATTCCTAATTCAGTAGCAGCCTTTGTTCTTTGGTGACCGGCTATAATTACGTTATTTGCTTTATTCACTAAAATAGGAATACAAAAACCATTCTCGCGTATACTTTCTTTTAATTGTTCTTTTTTATCATCACTTATACGACGCGGGTTATATTTAGCCGGTTGTATATCCTTAATGGCTACTGTTCGCATAATAACCACCTCACAAAACCGTATGAAACGCCATTATCTTCGATGTATTTTTCATATTTTTCAAGCAACATATTCGCTTCTTCTTCGGTCATAATAACTACTTTATTATCAATTTTCATCTTATGTTCAAATGTCGTGCTTGTTTCGACTTGTTCATCATTAATAGGCAAGTTTTCCAAATCGTCAAAAAATCCGAAGTCTGACATTTCAAAGTCTAATACTTTCAAATCTGTTAATTCTAGATTTAGTAATTCATTATCCCATGTTGCCACTTCTGCTACTTTATTATCCGCCAGCCGAAATGCTTTCACTTGCTCCGGGGTTAAATCATCGACTTTAATACAAGGCACTGTTTCCATTCCTAACTGTTGAGCGGCTAAATAGCGAGTATGCCCGGCAACAATCACATTATCTACATCAACTATAATCGGCACCTTAAACCCGAATTCACGAATGCTATTAGCTACTAAACCAATAGCATCAGCATTATTTCTAGGATTTTTTTCATACGGAATTAAATTCTCGATATTCATTTCGATAATTTTCATAGGTTCACCTCATCTATATATTTTCACGTTTTCCGGTTTAAATTTGCCATTCACTTTATGACATTTACCGCCCTTATGGTGGCTTGCATCATGAGCCGTTACATAATCGACGCAACGCCCTTTATACGTTACGCATTCAGCAGTACAACGACCGCGGCGGTTATTTAAACAATGTTTGCGGTCGCATAATACAATCAATTCGTTCACGTCCTTTTTTAAACGCAAAAAAGCACCGACTATATTAGTCAGTGCCGTTTTTGCTGATGGTAATTGCTCATTTGCTAAGAAGTCATGACATTGTCGTTTAACCGGAAGAGAAACGCTTAAAACGAAATATCACATCTACAATATAACACGTCAAGGGGGGGTGAATAGGAGTTACACTTTTATATTTTTTTCAAAAAATTGAAGTAACGCTTTCCTATGGATCCGCTTAACGTTATCCGTCGTATATTGCCATGCAAGGGCAATATCGCCAAGTGTCTTATTATTCACATATTTCGCGAGTAATACCGCCCGCGATTTCGCATTTTCTAGATTGTTAATTTCCGCGATTATGGCAAGTTCTTCGTTAACGGCCTTAGTATGCCAATCCTCTAATTCGCCGCGTAACATGGTAAGCCGTTTCAGTTGCTCCAATGACGGCAACGCACTGCCACCGGTTCCACCCTCTATTACGGATTTATTCGGTAGCCCTTGCGGCCCCATTTCCAACATTAAACGGCGGATACGGTCATTCAATGCAACCCGTTCGAGTTGTATATCTTTCAATGATTCAAGGCGTATTCTTGCCTTTTCTCGCTTTTCAATCTCGTTCATGTATTACCTCTTTAATTTTCTAATGCTTATTTATTCGAAATTTTCCATTATTTTAATTAGCCGTGCGGCTACATACGTATTGATTTCATCTTCACCAAGTAATTGACGTGTCGTTTCCATTGCCGCAAAAATAGCAACGCATAACTTCTCAACCTTGCCGACGCCTTCACAATTAATAAATTCTAATTCATTCTCAACCATTCGGTCATTCGGCGTGTAATTATTATGTAAATCTATAGTTATTTTCAATTTGTTTTCCCTTCTTTCCACGCCATATTTTCGATGTGTTCCGCCAACGTCAGCACCATAAACTTATACGCATTGATTTTTTTTAAGTTAAACGAATTACTTACATAATCCGCAAGCACTTCGGCTATAGCTTGCTAAACATCGTACGGCTTGATGTTTTCAGTGTTAATAATTTCAGTGAAGATTGTATCGGCAACCTTCATGCCGTGAAAATCAATCGTAATTTTTAACAATTCATCATTACTCATTTTTTACCCCTTTTTTCGTTAATCTGTCCTAAAAAACTAGTTCTTTTAGTATGTCCGCAATTTGTTCGATTTTGCTCATACTCTCAACCTTTCCGCGATTCCTTGAAATATCATCTTAAAACGCTTAAACGCCTCGTTCATCTTTTCAAACCCATAACTCAATAGGCTTTGTCGCATTACTTCGATTACTTCTGGTTCTTCAATTACTGCCGGTTCAATCTTATTTCGCTTTGCTTTTCTGATGCGGCTTTTCTTTGCCGCTTTGCTTAGTTTTGCCATTATCTCACTACCCCCTTACCAAATATAAGCTTTTTAATATGGCATATTGGTTCCCCTTTATACGCTAATAAGTCATAGCAATATGGCCTATTAAAAGCGATTTGAAACCCCAAAATCGAAAAATTCTTTCTATCTTGAATTGAATATCTTACATTATCAGTCTTTAACATTTTTAAACATAATTTTATTATTGTTCTTCGTCTATCATTCATATTTAGAACCTCTTATAAGTCAGCATATACGCTACAGTTCTACCACTTTGTTGACGTCAATAAAGTGGCGTATTACTTAGGTTATTTTTCAAATATTCTTTTCCGAATTTTTCCAACATAAACACGCGCCATTGAATCGTTAATTCATTATTATCGGCCGACAATTCATCACAAATGAATTCTATATCGCTAGCTTTCAACGTGATACAGTGTCGCCATTGTCTACCCCCAAAATGGTAATATCCGAAAAATTTAAAGCTTAAATACTGCCCCGGTTTAATTGAAAGCAATTCAAATTGATAAATTTCGCTTTGAACTTCAAATCCGGCCCCCTGTAAAAAATCGCGTAAATCATCACTTGTTAGTCGGTCGATTAATTCGTTTATCATAATAGCCCCCTATATTGGCAACACGCGGAATATTTCGCGTAATACGTTCCTGTTGCCGGCCTGTCGATAAAGTGTAGCGTTCAGCTTTCCCGGAATCCCCGGATTTGCTTTCAAAGCTGCATAATAGTCGGCGTCGTCAAAGCCTTGCAACCGCCAACACTCTAATTCAGTCAAATAGCGATATTGGCCGTCGCCTAAATCAATGACGCCACTATTCGGGCATCGGCTTTGGCGCGTCGTAATCGTATAACAATAATCATCAATCACGTCTACCCGGCGTTTGAATTTTGGATTTCTAAAGTCGCCGTGAATCAGTCGTAACATACTCGGCTGTGTTACTAGGTGTTTACTTTCATAACTGCCTAAATAAGCACTTAACGGCTCCCCCGGTTGCCGTTGCATCTTACCAAAATCAAACTTGCTACCGTTTAAAAGCGATATCACGAATACACGCTCGCACTTTTGCGGTAGTCCATAATTCATGGCATTTATGAGATGATAACTATTTGTATAGCCTAACTGCTGCATATCCTTCAAATAGCCCTCGAAATTATGCACCATGTGCCGGCTTAGTACGTTTTTCACATTTTCCCAAACGACCACTTTCGGGCGCCATTCGCCAAAATGCCGGATAATGCTTATAGTTTCATGCAACAATGACGACCGCGTTCCGCTGCCTACATCGGCGCCCTGTTGTTTGCCGGCGATGCTAAAATCTTGGCAAGGCGATCCGTGAATTAAAATGTCCGGTTTTAAATTCCAACCTTGCACGTTTTGCGGTCGTTGGCTGTTGTCAAACATGGCGTTATATGATTTCACGGCCTTTTCGTCAATCTCCACATAATCGATTGATTTCACATCATAGCCCAAATCTAGGAGCGCCTTCCGGGGCGCTCCGATACCGCCGAATAATTCTAAAATCTTAACCATGAGCGGCAGCCCTCTTTTCGTGCCGATTCTTGATTACATCGAGATATACGCACACATCTTCATAAGTAAGATTGGTTCTAACGTCGTCGCCGAATATATCCGTGTGAACGTCGAACGTTACGCAATTCTTATATAGCATCGCCATTTCGTATAGAATCGAACCGCGATAAGTGAATTCAACAATCGAAACGCTGAAATCATCATCGAGTGGCAATATCCATTGTTTTTGAAAATATTCGGGCTTGCCTATCATGTTAATTCGATACGGCCGATATATTAATTCTTGCCCGAACATGTGCATTGTTTCGTTCATAACTGCACCGCCTTAATTATTTTCAAAGTCTGTTTCATCTTCAAACAAGCATGCCAATTTATTCACTTCATAAACTTTGTTTGTTATATATCGATTAAAATCCATTATTTTTCCCCTTTCAATCCGCTAGTTTGCATTGTTCCCATGCGGTAAATTTCGGCTCGCCCGGTGGAACGTTTTCGATTGTATGCTTTGATAATCCGCCCCAATAGCAAACAAAAGGTCTATTGGTATTTTCCCGATAATTATGAAATAGTCTCGCTTTCCATTGGCCGGTATTACTACGGCGAACATACACCGGCGTATTATCCGGCACAGTCGACCAATCAAACGCGCCAATCTCAATAGCGATATTCAAAGGTTCTTTATCTTCCCAATTAATATTATTAAATAAATTTGATAATACGCCTAATGTCATCACATAACCATTATCAATCCATGCGTATTTATTTTTAACTGGCTTGCGTACAAAAGCCCGGACCCAACCATTGTGGTCTTTTTGCAATAAATCTAAATCCTTCGTTGTAAAGGAATTGCATTATATCGTTTCTTAATTGACTTTTATCCATGACATAACCCCCTTATAGGTACTATATTAAATGTATCTAACATCACATATGTTGGTTTAATGCAGTATTTAAAAGAATACCGCCGAATATGTTCATTGTTTCGTTCATAACTGCACCACCTTAATTTTTTTCTTTGTAATTCTTTAGAATAGCTAATTGGCGTTTATCATTTTCAGTTGCAGCTTTGACAATTGATAATATTGTATATGTTTTCATATTCATACCCCACTAAGCAACCAATCTAAAAACAAATAACAACCATATATAGCTAGTGTCGCTATATTACTAATAACTGATAATTGCGCTATTAATTTACTAGCGCTCGTTTTAAAATCTAACAAGTAAACGATTAGAAAAGTTAATGAAACTCCAATTGAACAAGCAATCCATAATCTAAAATATTCCATGTTTATACCCCCGTGCTACCAAAACCGCCATGACCTCGCTTAGTTTCGCTTAATTCCTCAACCTCTTCAAATTTCACAGTTGATACTGGTAAAACAAATCCTTGTGCTACTCTTTCACCTGCTCCAACAATCCACGATTTACCGCTTAAATTATCTAAAATTACTGCAATTTCTCCACGGTAATCACTATCAATTATCCCTACGCTATTTGACTGTCTTAACGGTGTTTTTACGCCTATGCTACTACGTGGCACAATAAATAATGCATAATCCTCTGGCACTTCGACCTCTAACCCTAACGGCACTTTTATGCCTGTGTCATAACCTTTCATTAACTTATATTCAATGTCATCTGGGACATAAAAATCAAAGCATGCAGCGCCTTCCGTTCCATATGTAGGCGTTTTTACATCTCTTAATTTCTTAAATTTCAGTTTCATACTGTGCCTTCTTTCTGCATTCAATCGAATATAAATAGTATTCCCGAACAGCTTTTTCTAATTTCGCAATTCCTCCGGGTTCACCGTCTAATAAATCCAATTCATAACGTTCGATTTTATCTCGTAATTTGTACGTTCGACCGTTCGCCGGTAATTTGTCAAAATCGACTATCATATCAATGACATCAAGAACATCAATCATATCGAATACGCTCATAGTTTCCCTTCTTTCCTAATATTTCGCATGACTGCCATAGCACCAACGAGTGCAACCGATACGCATCACACGCCATATTTCACTTTTTAATTCGCAACATGTACGATATTCACCGGTGAAATCTGTATTTAACTTTTGTTTTTTAGCCTTTTTCTCGATTCGCATTGAATTGCCTTCTATAACCGCAACGCCTACATAATCCTGTATCGTGTTTAATATTTCTTCGTTATGTTTTTCAAACATTTCAACCGGCATCGCATAATAAAGGCAGTCAACAAATGCGCCGTCGTGATAGTGATATTTTTTAAAATCACGTCGGAAGTCTTCAATAGAAATCTTAATTTCAAACTCCGTCATGCGTTCATTCATTCCTAACCTTAGAACGACCAAGTCAGCTTCATAATAGCCGTTTCCAATTAGTACAACGCCGTTGTTATCCAATAACGGCTTCCTCATTATTTGCACATTCGGCACGCTAGGAATGGAGCGCCTAGCGTAATCGCCCGCGATTATGCGTTGTATTGTTTGCTCGTCTAGTTTGACATCATCAAACATCACCTATTCGCCCCCTATTCCGGTTCTATTTCTATTGTGATTTCAACGCGTGGCCGTTCCTTATCAACGCCCATTATTCGGCTAGCTCCATAACTCACGATGTCGCGGTCATTGTTTATAATTTCCGCTTTTTCAAGAATGTCGCTCGTCGCTTGTAGTAGCCCGATTAAGTCCGGCCAACTTCGCCGGTTTGGCATATAATAATGACAAGTTACAACTAAACGCCCTTCATAGTGTTCGCGATACGATTTCAGTTGCCATAATGCAGCCGTTTCATAATCTTCGTACGCTTCCGACGGTAATAGTCGCCGTGAATCGCCCCGACGCACAATACGGCTGCTATTCTTTTTCGTAATCGGCCGGCCGTTAATAATCATCATTGCTCATCACCTCGTCGCGTTCTTCTACGCTCCAACTGATTGGCATCGCGCTATTCTTGTAGTTAATCCGCACCGGCGGAACAACCTCGCGCGTTTCGCCGGTTATCCGGTAGCAATTAAAATCGTCAGTTTCTCGAAATCTATGAGTGCCTTCTAGCCACTCCGGAAATTTACTCATATAAAACCCCTCTAACATCAAAATTCACACGGCAATTTTTCACTACGTCGCATTTTCTTTCGCTGTGAATGTAATTACACTAAAAAAATACAAAGTATCCGTATGCGTCAAAATTAGCAATTTAAATTAAGTACAACCAAAACAAAATGTATAAACAAATAATAATTCGTACAAATATCCCGCCAACCTCTCGCATGAATTCCCGATATTCTTTGATACTTTCGCCATTTTGTCGTTCAAGCATATATTCGCCTGTCCTTTCCGGCCATTGTAACCACGTCGCACATTCCCATGATGCGACTGCTGATTCGTATGCCCCATTCACCGAGGCGTTCTTCGGCTTGCTCGATTGATAGGTTACTCGTGAATATCGTCGCCTTACCGCCGGCATGGCGTGCGTTTATGATTGTAAATAACTGCTCGGTCGCCCAAGGGTTCACGCGCTCCGTGCCGAAATCATCTAAAATCAATAACGGCACATCGCACAGCATTTCGAGGCGGTTATCATAGTCGTTATTCTCGTATCCTTTGCGCAAACTTTGCAATAAGGTCGGCACCGTCGCAAACGCTCCGGCTCTACCCGATGCAATCCATAACTTCAAAGCCGAAACCGCTAGATGTGTTTTGCCAATTCCGGGTGGCCCGGTGAAATATATCCCCGGTTTTAACGGTCGATTTTGTCCGAATAGACCTGTTTCACGTTGCCCGGTAGTAATTACACTCTTGGCACGTTTAACGAGCCATTCACCGCCTTTTATGCGATTTACATCAAACGATTTAAAACTCATTGTTTGATATATAAGCGGAATATTTGCACTACCGAGCATATCCGCTATCTTCTTATTCTTCCGGTAGGCCTCGTATCGATTGCAATGCCTATATACGATATGCGCTTTATTATCAATTACCGGCACATATCCGCGTATAGACGCTTTGCAAGTCGCTGCATTCTTGCAAGCCTTACACGTCCGAATATCGTTGAGGTAGCTTCTGCAATCGTTTATGTTGCTTAAAATCGATTCAGTGCTTAGGTCGTCAAGTCCGGCGTATTCTTTTATTTCTTCGATGTCGTCGCCGGATAACAACGGCTTAATAACTTTATCGCCAATGATCTCACGAACAACCTTCATCGCTTCCGTTTCACTTATCCGCTTCATGGCTCTACCTCACTATCTTCGATATCTTCCATGTCCGCTGCATTGATTACCGGATATTTACTACCGGCAGCCAAAGGCGCTTGAACGGCTAATTCTTGCGCTTGATTTTCTAGCACTCGCGCTATATATCCGATTGACGCCTTGCCCTTGCTGTGTGCATATGTAAGGACTTGTAATACGTCATTATCTCCATAATCGTCGATTAAGTCGTTCAGTTTTTCCAAATTAAGGGGTGATAATTGCCCTATATTTTTAATATAGAAGTCAACCGTTCGCGGAACGGTTCTATTATTTTCTTTTCTTTCTTCTTTATTTTCTTTTATTTCTTTTCTTTTATTTTCTTTTTTTTTCTTTTGTTGGCAACCGTTCAACGGTTCATCAACGTCGTTCAACGGTTGAGTTGAACCGTTGGCAACGGTTGAAACGGTTGTATTTTCTTCCTTAACGGCGTTCGCCTTCCGTTTAGCTGCTGAACGCTTGCCCATTTCCGAATACACCTCTCGCCGGGCGTCCATTTTTTGGCTCACTTTTTCAATGCGCTTATTTAAACTTTCCGACCAAAATTCGAGACCGTCGTCGGTGGCAAGTAGTTCATAATCATCGATTAATGATTTGATAAACCGCTGAACCTCATCTTTGTCGATGTTCCATTTTTTGGAATAATACCGGAACGTTATATTATTGATTGGCAGCGTGTTGCTGTCCTCGCTTGCCAAATCCTCGACTAGCGTCCACCAATACGCATAACTTACAACGCCCCAATCCTCGACCATAATAACTATTTTCGGATCGTTGAAGGCGTTTACATCGTGCGAAAAATATTGTTGCTTAGCCATTCACGCCACCGCCTAACTAAAAAACAAATCATCGATAGTCAAACGCCTATCCATGCGTTTGCTGAAATCCTCGGCAATTATCTTCATTTCTTTAACTTTAAACGTTGTTTGCCCCTTTTCCCGGCGCGTATACGAAACTCGACTAATACCGAGCAGCTCGCACATATAATCTTGTGTAAGTCGCAACGCCTTTCGAATTCGTATCATATTTGTACAATCATAATTCATAGTTTCTTACCTCTCGACGTTTACAAAAACGCCTGTCAGGCGTTCAATCTCACTTTTAAATAATTCGGCATCGCCGTTGTCCTGTGATATGTGCAATATGCGCACTTCTTGCAGCTTAGACAAATCACACGACTTTATAAATTCCTTCGCATTTTCAAGGCTGAAATGCGACGTTTTAAGGCGCTTATATAGTGCCTTATTAAGCGTTCCGGCGTGTAACGACCGTTCAATCGTTTCATACGAATGATTGATTTCAATCATCATATGAGTTACGCCTTTAAAACGATATTTACAGTAATAACTATCAGTAATATACAAGATAGTATTCTCCCCGGCTTTGATTAAGAACCCGATATTCGGGGCGTCATGTTGAAGGTCAAACGCCTTTATTTTAAATTCGCCGATTTTCACCGTTTCGCCGGCGTTTAATTGCCGGCATAAAAAGTTATATTTAAGGTCAAGCGCCTTGCGCGTATCGTTGCTCATATACACCACGGCGCCGGATTTTAACAAATCAGCCACCCCGGCGCAATGGTCTTTGTGTGCGTGGCTTATTAGCACGCCCTTTATATTGCTAGTCGAAAAACCTTTTCGCCGTAAGGCGTTAAGCCTAAAACCGCAATCAATAATTAAGGCTTGCCCCTTATAGGTAATACGGTAGCAGTTTCCACCGCTACCGCTACCAAACGATTCAATGTTAAACATTAAATGTCAACTCGCTTTGTTCTTCCGGCGCTTCCGGTTCTTTTTGTTTTGGTTCTTCAACCGGATTTACTTCGGCGTCGATTACCTCGCCGGTTTCTTCATCAAACCCCATTTCAATTTGATTGGCATTGTGTGCGATTTCTTCTTCCGGGCTTACCGTTGTCGCTTCGACTTCAATCGCGCCACGATCCCGGACTTCTTCGGCTGTTTCGAGGCCCATGGAAATTTCCGGCGCTACTGTGCGAATTAAGAACGTGGCTGCTCTGTATTGGAGCATTAACTCCGGCATCGTCAACCATTTACTACCCTTTTTAGACGTCCAACCTTCATCGTTAGCCATTTTCATGGTAACGTTGATAGATTCAAACTTTTCGCCGGTTTTCAATTCGGTCGCGTACGCCACGCAACCATATTCGGGCGTTCCTTTTTTGCCGGTAAACTTGTATTTGATGCTACTGAACCGCCCGCACTGATTAAATGTCGCAATCAAGAATTTACTACTCCATGAAGGATTTCCATATACAACGTATAAATTTTGCATCACCATGAGAGGCGAAACACCCATACGAACCGCCATTTCAATGGCAATTACCGCGTTCCCTAGATTCTGTTCGCCTTGGAATGTCTGCGGAACCATTGACGATTTATTGAACATATTCGCTACGCGTTGTAAGTTTTGAAATGCTTGCATGTTCTTAAACCCTAATTCTTCATTAGTCGTTGCTACTTGATTATTGTTTACTTTCTGTACGTTGGCCATGATTATGCCCCTTTCTTAACTTCTAATTCTTTATAATTGCTGTCTACCACGAGTTTTATAATCTGTGCATCAGTGGCAATAAATTTTGTTACCGCTTCAGCGTTGTCAATGAAAATAGGCGCCGTAATGTTAGCCTGTCGGCTGAACGTGTTGATAATGTCCAACCCGACGTTTATTTTGGCTGCATTGTTCAAGTCCGTATATGGCACATTGTCGGCCATAACTTCGCACGTTTCCGCAAGTCCGCCGTTGATTTGTTCGTCGTACATTTTAAAACGTGCATATTTAAAGTTGGCGCTTATTTTTTCTTCAAGTTGTCGTACTTTTTCACGAGTGAAATCCTCGATTAAGTACGTCAAATTTTCGAGTTCTTCATAACGGCTTGATAAGCGTTGTTGTTCGGCTTGCAATTCGTTCACGCGCTCGACGTTGGAGCGGTTAACTTCATATTCAAGCATCTTACGCCCTAACTCATCGGCTTCGCCTTGTAACGCTTTGATTTGCTCGTCGATTTCAGCGAGTTGCTTATTGAGTGCCTCGTTCGGCGTTTCAAGCTGCTTCTTTAATGCTTCAACTTCGGCCGATAACTTCTTATAATCATCAGTTAATTCGACGCGCATTTTCTCTTTATAATTTTCAATATTTTTACTAATTGCATCGAGCGCGCCGGCTAACTCTTTAATTTCGAGTTCATACCCTTGTTTTTTGGCGTTATTTTCTTCGATTTTACCGGTCATAATTTCGACTTCTTTTTGTGCCCGGTTTCCGCGTTCATTGATTTCGGCAATAGCCCTCGAACGGTTTTCGTTATAAGCTTTTTCAGCTTTTTCGCGTGCTTCGGCGATTTCTTCCGGTGGCAATGGTTGCCCGCAAGTCGGGCATAATTTTTCGTCGAGATAAAAGAATTTAGGCAACGTTTCATATTGTTGCTTCAAATCTTTCATGCGCTTAATTTCAATCGCCTTGTTATGTTCAAGTATTTCAATTACTTCGTTGAGTTCACGAATAGACGATTTATAACGTTTTATATCATTCATAAAATTGTCGTATTCCTTAGTGGCTCGGTTGATATAGTCCGATTTAATACTTTCAAAATCGCGCTTGCACGCTTGCAATTCATCACACTTGGCCTTGTATTCCGCTCTTAATTGCGATTCTCCGCCGTCTTGTTTAGCGATATAAGCCTTATCGCGTAAATCGGCAATAGCCTTATATTTTGCGTCGCTTTGGGCTTTTAAATCAGCGATAACGATCTCAATATCTTCATAATCAACAATTGACTTGCTTACTTCGTCGATACGAACGCTATTATCTGATAATTCTTTATTAATTTTCTTCTTTTCAGCTGCAATCACTTTGTTGTATTCATCGGCGCTATTTTTGCCGATTGCTTTTACTAATTTGTCGTATTTGCTATCTTTTAGCACGTCTGCGTCTTCTACATCGCCGAACGCTGTAATAAGCATTTTACGACGGTCAGTCCAATTTAAGACTTCATTAAAATAGTTCGTGCTAGTAAGTAATTTGAACATATTTTCATCGATAATACTTTCGATGAATTTTGTATATTCTTTTTCTTTTTTCGGTACGCCGTTGATGAAGAAGTCAACGACGTGCCCGCTGAATTGAGCGGTGGACGTTCCGCGTTTTTTCGTCCACTTTTCTTTGTAAACGCGTTCGAGTTCGACGGTATCGCCATCAATTTCAAGCATGGCGTATACGCCATGCTCAAGGTTATGAATGACATTGCCGGCACTATCTAGCGTTTTAATGCCAAACTTCGCCCGGTCTTTGCTATCCTTACCGAATAACAACCAACTAAATGCATCTGCAATCGTTGTTTTGCCGGTGGCGTTATCGCCTAGAATGGCGATGTTTTCGCCGTTGATATTGATATCTAATTCTTTTATTCCTTTGAAATTCTGTAGTTTTAAGCTAATGAGTTTCATGGTTTCCCCCCTATAATCTAATTTCACCGGGGCGCCCTTGTTTCGCCCAATCGTACGCGTGCCGTTGAGGCACTTCGAGAATTACTTCAACCGGCTGAATTACATCTTCCGGTTCTTCTAATTCGATTTTTTCTGCTAATAACGCACACGATACGGCCGTCATGCTTCCGGCTAATACGTCAATCGCGTCGCATTGCGGACTATCAACGGCGCCGGCGCCAAATAACATGCCACCGGTGGCAATAATATATAATCCGGTTTTTACGATTTCTTTGATGTTATTATTCATTCCTTCGCCCCCTGTTTTGTGATATAATAACGATATAGTATTTTGATATGGCGCGTTAACGACGGCACTCGTTAATGCGTCATTTTTTTATTCCGGAATTGGCGCCAACACGTCGAATTCTTGCGTTAATTCTTCCGCATCAGCTTCGCCGGCTTGCCATTTATCGAGCGCTTTTTCGCTAAAAAAGTAGTTGCGCCCGATTTTAACGTGCGGAATTTGATTCATGCGCGCAAAACGATAAATCGCTTGCACACTTAATAATTCGATTCCGGTTTTCTTATCCGTGAAGTAATCACGAACAACCCCTTCAGCCGTTAGCATGATTATCACCACCTTTCACATCGTCAGTAAAATAGACTTTATCTTTCATTTCGAAAGATTTTAGTTTAAAAAAATATCTCTGTAATTATAGTATCACACATATCGTGTGTTTGTAAAGGTTTTTCATACATTTTGTAAACAAAATATTTCATTTTGTGATTAATTATAGTATGATTACCTTATAAAGCTTTCAAATCGTGTGAGAAGGGAGCGGAAATATGAAACAAACCCTCGGTTCGCGCCTTAAAACATTAAGGCGAAATAAAGGACTTACCGGCGATGAATTGGGCGCTTTGCTTGGCGTATCGGCAAACACTATTTTCAATTGGGAAGCCGACCGACGTCGCCCGGATATTGATGCACTGAAAAAATTGTCTAATTATTTCAAGATACCAATAGACTATTTCATAACGGATAATAACGATCCGAATAAATACGAACCACCGAATAATGTGAATTCGTTTGTCAAAGACGTTGAAGTATTATTCTATAACAACGCGGAAAATTTAACCGAGGAAAAGAAGAAGTTACTACTTCGGATAATCGAGGCGACTATCGACGATAAAGAATAATTTTAGAAATAGAATAAGTAATAATAGGATAAAAAACACGATTGCGAAAGTATGAATGAGTTGTACCCTTTTATTTTAGATTTAATCAAGAAGCACGGCACAAATAACCCCTATGAATTAGCCGATTTGCTAAACATTAAGGTAAGTTATCAAGATTTAACCGGCTTACCAAAAGGCCTTTTTTTTAAGGCAAAAAATAAGCCTTATATCGTTATCGATTCAAGGCTAAAACCAAGCTTACAAGATATCGTTCTTGCTCATGAATTGGGGCATTACTTACTTCATAAGCACGGCCAAAAGATATTCGCTTTTAACGTTGCCAATGACGGCGGCGTCAAAGAGTATCAAGCGAATAAATTCGCCTTTCTATTGGCTGCACATACGGCACTTAGAAACGACGCCCGAATGATTGATAGTATTCGGGCCGAACATAATCTAACCGGCGACGATTTAAGGCAATTACTAGACTTTATTTCAAATCATAAGGATTTACAAAAAGGGGTGTTTTCATGAACAAAAAGACAATGGCGTTATTATTAGCATTATCAACTTTACCGACCCTATCAATGGCTAATTACGAGCCCGATGCAAACACTTGGCAATGGTACGAATCAACGCCACGCATTGGCTATTTTATGTCGAAGCAAAGCCCGGTTTTTAAATTAAGCGAAACAGCTGATACGCTTGTATTACGCGGAAATATTCAAACTGTATTTGCCGAACCTCGAAACGGCATCAAATTTTCATTACGTAACGTAAAAGTAACATATGACAAAAGAACCGGCGAACGATATTTCAATCACATTGTTTTATCTAATTATGATGAAAATCAAAAATTATTAAGTCGTAAAACTAATTTACCAACACATGAAGTACAGCCCGGCACGATGGCATGGCGTATAACCGAGGCGTTATTGAAAACTTATAACGCACAAGAAGGCAATTAATATGGCGACCGTTGAAAAGCGGGGCAATAAATGGCGGCTTATTGCCTATTTAGGCTATAACGAAATAGGCAAACAAATAAAGAAAAGTAAAACAATCAACGCCGACGGTGTTAGTAAAGCGGACGCAATCCGTCAAGCAAACAAGTTTGAATCGAAACTCGTAAAGAATGGCGTAAAAGCCACGGAACAAACTATAAGTAGTATTATTGCCTATTGGTGGGAGAACTACGGAAATATGCAATCGCCGACTACGATAGATAGAAATAAATTACTATTTAGACGTATAGAGGCGCTTATCGGTCATATTCGAGCAAGTAAACTATCACCCCGGCACATTCATTTATTTATTGAAGCGTTACGCAATAAAAACGCTCGATTTGACGGCAAAGGCGAATTATCAAGTCGCACAATAGCAATGCACTTCAAATTATTATCGTCGGTATTGAATAAGGCGGTAAAATGGCAACTAATCGACGAAAATCCATGCATGCGAGTTGATCCGCCAAAACAAAAAACAAAGTCCCAGCCAATATTACAAGAAGACGACCTCGCGCGTTTTCTTCACCTTCTCATGACAACGGCGCCGCTACGCTATCAAGCGTTTTTCTTATTGGCCTTTACCGACGGACTACGCCGGTCAGAAATTTGCGGGTTAGACGAACGAAATATAGATTTTAATAATGGATTATTAAAAATCACTCAAACTGCCATTTTTGACGGGCATAAAATAATTTTAAGAGACGAAACCAAGACAGAAAAAAGCGCAATTACTATGTATATTTCCCCGATTACATTACAGGCAATCAAGGCATATATAGAGGAGCGCTCCGAAGTTGAAAAGGCTCTCGGGCTACCACACAGTACTCTTGTATTTTCTAAGCCGGACGGAACCCCTATATATATTGATATTTACATTCGTTGGCTGCATAAATTTTTAGAAAAAAATGGACTTCCGAAAGTAAACGTACAAGGCTTTCGAAAAATGGCAATCACCTACGCACTGCAAAAGGTGAATTTAAAAGAGGCTAGCCAATTCGGTCGTCATAGCAACATCGATACAACGGCGAAATATTATGCCGACGTATTACAGTCAAGAATTGCAACGCCGACAAATTACCTCAATAATTTAGTACAAAATGCGATTGAAAGTAACGGCGAAAAACTCTAA